ATGTCAATCTGGGAAAATAGAAATTCACTCATATTATCTTGATTCTACTATTACTACCTTCGATCCCGTAGCTGTACTCCCAGCTTTGGCGTGTGCTCGACCATAAACAGTTACTTCATCTCCTACAGGCAGTTGCCTGATTGAGTTTGCAGGAATCACAACATGACCTGCGGTTGTCCCCGTTGGTGTCGTAAATGTTCCTGTGCCAGGAACACCCGATGCGGGGTTGCTCTTTGAGACATACGCGATTCCCAGACCTGTCGGCCCCTTGACCTGAAACTCAAGTCTCTTTCTTCCCTTAAGTGGAGAAGACCCCACTTGAAGTGCAGTCCATCCGCTGTTGGTGCACCACACCTGTCCTTCTATTACATGATTGACTACTGATTCTCCGTAAATCATACGATTGGTACTAACGGTTCAGGTTTCCCCTACTGGTTAGATTCATTAACTTTTTCCGCTGTTTCGGTCTTTTTCTCTTTCTCTTCCTGCTTGGAAATCTTCGTTTCTTCTTTCGAGACAAACTCTTCGTATTCTTTCATCTCACCTATAAATCCCTTAAAAGGATAACGGGTAAGAACATCCTGGACAAGCATTTTATCCCCAAGAATCCTATAGAGCGCAATGCGTCTTTCGTGCGTGTCATACGTGGAAAGTTGTGCAACCTTCAAATGGACAGCATCCCTGACGTCCTCTATCTGTTTTTTGGTGCGCTTTTTCTTTACCTCCTCGGTAATCATTTTGGTCGAAAGATGCTTCGCCAGATGAATACCAACATCTTTTCCGAAATAGCGCTTTTCGCCTGCCTTGATGGTAAATGGTTCGCCGTTAAGAGTCCACGTGAAATCCTCACTGGTAGGATTGAAGACCTCAACAGCTGTATCACCTTGCTCTGCCATGGTTTTTTCATTCTCGCGTGGCTATCTCCCGTCCACGCAAGGTGCTAGCTGTTAATTGTTTAGTCGAAACTCAGTTTGATTGCTGCTTGCTCACCCGTACCAGAGGCAGTAACAGCAGTACCAACGATTTGTTGTGTCGTTGATGCTACATCTTCTACTGCTCCTGCGGTGCCGTTTGAAGCAACCACCTGTGTCCCAACCGCGACACCTCCATCGTCTAGGATGGAAGCTACTCCCTCAACTTGAATCCAACCGTACTGACCTGCGGTGATGTCGTTTACCGCGACACCAACGATAGTCCCAGATGCAGTTGTTGGGCTCTGAATAACCCCATTGTAAGGGTTAAGAACCAAGTCAAATCGGGAAGTTGTCGTAAGAGCTACCTGGACTGGATCTTCAAGTTCAAATGTCACCGTTGCCGCGGTTGCAGCAGGATGGCTTTTAACCCTGAAAAGTTGTCCGAGTCCTGGAGTTATTACTACGTGAATATAACCACCAGCGTACTGGTTTGCTGTTACGGTTACATTCGAGTTTGTGGTGATAGACGTTGCGCCAATAGCGGTTGCTTCTGGCGTGATGTCTGTGTCACCTGTGTCTTCTGCTGGGCTTTGGAGAAGATTCCCCACCACGAGATTTGTGGCTCCTGCAAGAGCATAGCGATACGCTCGTCCATCAGGGGTATACATCTTTTCTCCAAGCTCATGCGTTGGGTTAGCTTCGTCAACCAGTAGTGGTCGACCAGAAAACACTCCAGCTGCGCCTGTATATGTACTCATGATATTACGAGGTTACGCCCGTTCTTCGGGCCATTGTTCGTGGCGAGTCTCCGACCAATTGACCTGCCCAGAGAATATGACCTACAACCGCATTTTGGTTCTGCGATTTCCTGAATCCTGTCCACGCGAATCCTTCGCGTGATGCTCCTCCGTCTCCCAGTACCTCACTTGGATAGTCCAAGGTGTAGAGGAAGAGGTGTCGCTCATTCAGGGTGTAGATGTTGTTCGCAGTACATTTTTCGTCTGCGAAGATAGGAATTCCACGCCATGAAAGCGCGTTTACTCCGTAGTTTAGTCGGATGCCCTGGTTAAGACCAGTCGGCTGGCCTCCTGGGAACATCTGACCGTAGTTGATGTTAACCGTCGGTGTGACCAATCGCTCAATGATAGAGAACACTGCTGGTGTGGTAACGATGACCGTTGGACTGTCAGAGCCGCGCTGTGCCGCGTCCGTGTCAGTCGCAAGATCGTCAAAACCGAGAGCACCAGTTTGTGCTGTTCTCGTAGCGTTGAGGTTCGAATAGGTCGTCCTCGAGAGGTTCTGGTATGTCGTGACGTCCGTGCCGTCATCAACGTGTACTACCAGACCCGAGATGTCCTTGCTACTGTTGCCAGTGCCGTCTAAGTAGGTGTGTTCGCCTAGCGTTTCCGCCATGTCGCGAGCAACATCACTGAATTCAGCCGCCATGAGGCTAACAAAAGCCTCTGGACCTTTGTTAACTGCAAGCTGAATACCAGAGAAGACTACCTGGTTAGCGTATTCCGAAGCGTTGACCTGGAACTGCTGACGAACATCAGCCTGTGAGGTGTCGAGTGTGTCGAAACCTGAGAATGAAGCCGCAGTGTTTCGGTCTGTAACAGTCGTTGGAATCGTGAGCCTGTGACCTCCACCCCAAGGGCGAGAGCGGCCGCGAAGCCTGTTCCAAAGAACGTTACCTTCGAATACGTTGTCAACAACAGCAGGGAAGAATTTGTCTCGAGTCACCGAGGTAACAAAGTTACCTAGTGCTACAGCCATAATTCTCTTTGCTGTTAACTATTAAGGTTCAACTTCAGATGGCGATTATTCCTTAAGGTTTTTTACAGCGTCACGAGCTATTTTAAAGAAGTCCGTCCCACTTGGTTCCTTTACATCGGAGTCGTCTTTTTTGTCATCGTCACCAGTTCCGCGCGTGGACTTGGGAAGTTTGGGCTTCTTAGCCTTTCCCGTCTCATCACGGATAGCTTTTATGATCTTGACAGCCCCATCGGGTTCAACTTCATACTTTTCGCAAGCATCAAGGAGTTCTTTCTCAGTGATATCGTCGTGCTTCTCCAGAGTGGCTTCAACTTTCTCGTCGAACTCATCCTGGATCTTCTTCTCTTCCGATACCTCCTCGTCTCGAATTTCCTTGTAGATCCCTTTTAAATAGTCTCGAACCTGTTTATCCTCTTCCCCAGTAGGAGTAGCTTTCTTAGACTCTTTAAGCTTTTCCTCAGCCTCTTTCGCCCGAGTACGCCACTTGTCTTTCTGGGTTTTGTAAGAGGAAGACCTTTTATCGTCTTTCTCCTTATCGCCTTCCTGTTCATTCTTTTTATCTGCGGAGGTTTTGTCCTCCTCACTTTCATCCTGTTTGAAAGGATTTTCATCCTGTTCAACAAAAGCGGAATCGGTCTCGTCTTGAGCCATGTTCATTTGTTTGTTAGGGGGTTTTGTCCCCGCGAGTAATTCATTTTTTACCGTGGTTTAGTCCACTTGCCTATCTATATACTACTTCTTCTTTATGTTTGCACCAAATTTTCTCGCTTGAGAAAGTGCAATCGCTACCATCTGTCTACGTGAGCGCCCACCTTCTTTTTTAAGTTTGCGCAGTATAGTTCCGACACTTGACGTTTTAGGCAATGGCATTATTTATAGTGCGCTTTTTACGCCTGTTAAGCATCATGGCGACCCTCTTTCGCCTCTGAGCTTTAACAAACTTGGGACGCGTAGTGGTTGTTACGATGTTTCCTAATCCAGCCATATTACCTTTTTTTTCTTTTTCCAGAACCTCTCCCACGCTTAAAGACAATCGTCCTACCGAAAGGAGTGACTTTTTCGCTGAATTTAAAGAAAGGAACCCTTCCAGCACTCTTTACTTTTTTCGGATGAGCACGTCGTTGTGCCTCAAACGCGTTAACTGGTACTCCTCTAAAATGTGCCATATTTATGGGTTAGTTGCATTTTCTGTTGCTCTTCTAAGACTTGAGGTGCGCGTTTCGACAGAACGCGCCGCTCCCGTTGTAGCTCCTGCTCCTCCCTGCCCAGTTCCTATACCCGCCGTAGCTTCCGCCTCACCAATCTTCGCTTCCGCCTCCTGAACCAACTGGCCTGCCCTAAACTGCTGTAATCTCTGAACCGCTTTATCTGGATTGGGGAATTTCAAGATTTCAAGCAAGGTCAAGGGGTCAATTGCGCCAATCTGGTACAACTGGATGGCTTCGGTTCTAAGGGAAACCTCGTCCATGGGGAGTTTGTTTCCGCTCTTGACTATAATCTCAATCTTGTCATCAATGTCTTCGCGGTTTAGATTCACAAACTCAATCGCGCCTTCCTCACCTAAGATGCGAACCGTCTGTGTTTGGGTATAAAAGAGCTTCATAAGCTGAACAAGCCCATTAGTTAGCTTGAACATTCCGCGGTTGAGTACGCGGGTGATTAAATCAATACGGGTGAGGTCTTGCTGACGGGAGAGAATGTCCTGCCCAAGAGTCCGCGCTTGGGACTTCCCCCTTGTTGGGGAGTGGAGTCCTACTATATTATCGAAAATGAGTTCCGAGTGCTGAAGATTTGAAAAATGAGCGTTGGGAAGGGGAGTTCCTGGCTCGCGTCTCACCTTGTTTTCTGAAGCAACTCCTTTCCCATAAATCGCCAGCCCGATTTCGTTAGTGATATTTCGAGCCCGTTCCTCACTCATTGAGTCCGCGTCAATGTAGACCTGGCTGTTACCCATTCTGCGAAGGTTATCCGTTATCTGCCGCTTCTGGACATTTATATTGTCCTGAATGGACATGACGGATTCGGTTAGGGAAAGAGAGCCGAACGGTTCCGCGCTCACGTTGTAGGTAGAGAAGAACACATAAGGCTTTCTCGGACGCATAAAGTGATTGTAGAATTTCAGTTCTTCTTCTTTTGTTTCCTCTCCTTTCTCGTCCTGCTTCTTTCTCTTGTCACCTTTGAAGTCGTAATAGGGATTGGCTTCCTTGCGCAAAACAGTATTTGAAGCGACCCACGCGACCATCTCGTCCGTCCACACTTCAAGAACCTGGACAGTCTTGCGCTGACCTCCCACCCGATCTTCCTGCTTGTTCGTGTCAATAGTTTCAGTTCCGAATCCAACGTCATCTAGTTGAGCCTTCGGAAAGTTCTCTTCTAGTTCGTCCTTCGTGAACTCCTGGATCTCAATTGTATACGGAAGGTCGTGCGGATCAACCCGAAGTCTCGGCACCAAAATCAGTTGCGGATGAATGATGTCTATTCCGATATCGTCATTTATCTGATCCCATCCCCACTTAAGGACGCCGAACCTAAACAACATCATGTGCCGCAAGACATCCTCGAGTTTCCTTTGGACGTCAAGAGTCTCATATTTTCGGTCCAACACTTTATTTAAACTGTCCGCCCTAGCCACAGCTTTCTCGTCTGCGGAACCTGGCATAACAAGAAACTGGTGGGCTCCCGAGGTAGCTATGGGAACAATGGTTTCTACCGCTTCAAATATGCGGTTTTCTACCGTATCCGTATTATGACGCGGAACCAGTCCGCGTTCAGTCTGGTTGCCCAGGTAATACTGCTCTGCAACTCTCTGGTATTTTAAGAGTTCGTCATGGTACGGTTCAGACTCTTTCTTCCACGCGGTAACCGTTCGGACGATGTCGTCGTCTTTTGCGTCCATCGAGAAATTAAGATCTTCTTCAAGCATATCTCTATTATTCTAATCTGATTGCCAGCTCCGCACAATCTCCAGCTCTGGTTTGTTGTATTCTTCAGGGAGAGAAATATACGCTTTGCCATCTCGTATTTGAATAAATCTGTGCTCGCTTTCCCCCGAACGTTCGATATGCGTTATCACCGAACTTTCCGTAAACGGAGTTTTTTCCCAGAAAGCAAGTAGAGTTGCAATGACCCGATCATCGTGGAATCCTTCCTGCGCTCCCATACCCTGTTTTTTAGCAAGGTCGGAATACACAAAGGTGCGAAACTCTTCCAGAGTTTCCTTGGTTCTGACTTTAGGGTCGGCTAGACGCAACATCTCCTGAAATCGCGAGACTAAGAGGGGTTTGGTTTGGCGTGTGGTTCTCCATCCGAGCTTCTGGAGCGTTTTTCCCGTGCTGCGCTCATGTTCTTCTCTCCTGTAGATGAGCATGTCGTCTTCTTTGGCCAGCTTGTTAAGCAATGCAAGCCCCACTGCGTTCATTTCGGGGACGATCATACACTTATACTCCTCAGAGGAATACATACGAGCGAACCGCGCAGCCTTTTCCGCGGCAAACTCGGGAGGAATCCTCCCAGACCAGGAGGCGACTTCTTCCAGAGCGTCAAGATCTACTATGACGATAACGGAAGAGTCTGGTTTGACATCTTTATCAGGCGCAACCGTCTCAATTCCTTCGGCTACGTCTATGCCCATCTGGTATCGATGCCCTTCCTTGAATTCTTTGTAGATTTTGAGCCCTTCTTTTTCACGAACAGGCTCCATGACGTGCTTTCTGAGCTGCTCTATATGCTCGCGGGCGAACACAACAGAGTCAGAGAGCAGATCTTCATCCCAGACGCCGTACACATACTGCTTTTTGTAGCTCTCGGGGTATTTGAGAAGACCTAGGACATAACTTTCGGGCAGATTTTTTCGATTTTCCAGAGTGGAGGCCTCAATTAAGGTGGAATCCTCCATAGGACTTTGTTTAAAATCCGCATACAACCAGGTGAGGGCGGGGTTGCAGGACATGTAAATTCGCCTGTCCTTGTCAGCTACCCCCTCACGCCTCAAGCGTCCCATGAGCCCCAGGATGACATCTTTTGAAATGTCCTCCGCCTGATCGATAAAGGCGGCTCCCAGGTTCAGAGAGCGGATCTCGGATGCTGCCATGGTGTCGAGGTGCCTGAAGATGATCTCAGAGTTGTTCTTGAATATGACCCTGCCTTCCGACTTGTTGTAGCTTTTATAGAAACTCTCGGGACAGAGGGTGAAGAATTCTTTCTGAAGAGTGTCTCTTAGTTCAGGATAGGTCCTGCGCCCCATCAAGATATAGTTTTTGGGGTAACGTAAGGCGAGGTCCAGAGCTTTCATGGTGAGAATGAAGCTCTTTCCGCATCCATATCCGCCCGAAAAAAGGACGTATTTGGCGGGTGAATCCCAGAATTTCTCCTGACTAGGTATCAGAGTCCACTCCTCAAGCGGCTCCTTCGTGTCCAGATCCTCGAACTTGATCTTCATACATGAGAACATCTACCTCTTCCACGAGGTAATACGTTGTTCCCTTGTATTCTACCTCATCTGCGTTGTATTCGGAAAAATAAACAGTATGGCCTTCTTTAACGAACTCAACTTCGGAGCCCAGGGAAAGGACGGTTCCCTTCCCCGCCTTCTTCTTATGTGTATCGGGTCGAACCAGTCCGAGCGGAAGTTCCTCTTCCAGCGGCTTGATAAGAATTCTTTTCCCGTACGGACGTATTCTCAATGACATTTCTCTGGGTAGTTAGTGCAGTACTGGTGCCAATAACAGTGATCTTCTCTCGTACACCTCAGATGCTCAGGCGCGGGCATACCCGCTCTTCCAAAAAAACAATACTCAGAAGGACAGGGAGAAGAAACAATCATCTGGCTCCTCGCATTTACCTCCCCCATAAGAGTTATCCACAGAGTTATCAACAGGGTGGGGATAACTAGAATAAGCCCTATTTTCCCAACTTTAACCATAACTTAGCTACTGCTTCTTCGGGGGTTGGTGCGACAACCTCCACTAACCCCATACTGTTTGAAACCATCCAACCATTAACCTTCTTTTCAAGATAACTAATGTCATCCCCACACTCCTCAATGAGTTCAGAGAGGGTGGGTTCGTACTTATCTCCAAAATCTGTCCCGCAGTGGTCGCAGTATTTACTCTGCGGAAACCCAGCATCCTTGAGTTGTTTTGCTAGTTCGTAGTTCATATGGAGGGTGAAAGTATAGGGATGCGTGAAATACATGTCAAGACGCTCCTTATCCCGTTTTGGGACTCCTAGGGGCATTGTAGAAAAGAGATAGGGATTGTTTTTAGAGAGTGGAGGTAGGAGAGGGAGGGAGGTGGTAGGAGGGTTAAGTATATACGATCCCCCGCCCTGCCGATGTCCTACCCCGTCCCCGCTAACCTATACGCAATCGCTCTATATAGCGCTGTATCTAGTGTCGCACAATGGTGATTGTGCGCAATAACACTATAATACGGCTTTGTTGAGCCACTATCTCTCTATGATCAAGCCCACGTTCACCTGACTAGCACCAGCTTTGTCGCCTGTTCTACCTTTTACAATGGTGTGATAGTCTCTTACAGCTTGCTGACTTACAGCCAAGTTCTTGTCCTGTTCCAAATTGCGAGCGTGGACGCGCGCGACGTTAGAATCATCCAAGCCCTCCCTAGCATATATCCTCTCTATCTCACTTTGCACTTGAGGCTTTCGTAATGTTTGCGTAGCCATCTGATGCACACTATTCCTATTCTTTGTTTTAATATCGTATGCATCCAGTAAAGCTTTAGTAGCACTCTTCTTCTCAACATAAACCTGAGCAAATCTTTTCTCTTTAAGTGTAGGGGTGTATTTACCATTTGTGCTAGGCGTTCTACCTTTATAGGTAGGTAGATCTTTAATGGATTTATTCCCGCGCGGTTTTTTGTTTATTTTTGTTTGTTTTTTTGTTTCCATAGTTTGTGCTCTTGCCAAGCTGCGTGCTCGTCTCTGGCGCGCTGCTCGTCCTTTTCTAGTTCTTTTATCATTTTACGTCTTTTTGTTCCATAAAAATAGTCAAAGCGAGGGTCACTTGGTTGTAGAATATCCTTCCAGTGTTTCTCTTGTTGGCGTTTGAGGTAGCGTCTACCAGAAGGAGTGTTACCCGCGATTTTTGCGGGCATGTTAGTTGCTCCCATATGTGATTTCATCTCTTACGCGCTCCTGCTCTGTCCTGTCATGCGTATTAAATACCACTGCATCATTGCTAATGTGAGGGATAATGTCGCGCTCTGTTTTCAAAAAGCGCTTTTTTTTTCTTGCAATGGGAATATCGAAATTGCATGAGGTGTAAAAACAGCCCAAGAGAAAACCTAGTGTTAAAGCCACGATCCCTGTTATTGCTATTGACAAGATAAGCATAAATATGTTGTACTAGTATAGTTATACACAGATGATACCTTTACATATATACATCATTACTATATACTCTCTTATAGAGACATGAGAAGCGGGAATATATAAATAGTGGGGGTTGGTCGGAATATTCCCGCGCTCATCTCTCATCATTATCACGGTTTCTAGCTAACAAGTCAATATGAAAACATACCAAGGGCGTGCAAGGTGGTTTAGGGAGAAAAGGCGCGCGCGGATGCGTGACATGATCGGGTTTCTCCTCTTGCTCCCATTGTTCTATTTACTAGCAGTAATGATATTGAGTATATGAAAAAATACAC